ATTTCGAGTCATCCTCGTCCTTCTGGAACATCTGCATCTCGTGCAGGAAGTTCTTCGAGCGGATGACCCAGGAGCCGGACTTGATCCACTTACGCGCGGTCTGCCAGAGCTTCTCGCGGGTATCGGACTTGGTGTACCAGTGCCACTTGTTCGAGTTCGACCGGACCGAGTCGAGGTGCTTCCAGCGGTAGATGTTGGGGTAGTTGTAGACCAGCAGCACCGCGTCCGCGCACACCTTGCCGATGCCGTTGTACTCGATGCACATCAGGGCATCGTTATACCAGTGTCCGAGCAGGTTGCAGTAGAACGCCAGATCGAGCGGCTCCATGCGGTTGTCGCGCAGGACCGCGACCTGCTCGTCGGGACCGTGGCGGCCGAATTTGTTGACGAAGATGACGCTATAGTCCTGGCCGAGCCCTTCCGCGATATCAACCCCGATCGAATAGGAGCAGCCCTTCTGGGGCTCCTCCCAGATGGTGACGTTGAAGTTCTCCTGGTCGGTGGCGTGGTCGTACTGGCATTCCGGCAGGTAGCAGCGGAAGGTATCGGGCTCGGCGGGAGGGACCCGGGTGGTCCACACCGGCTGCGCGCCGTCGAGGCCATGGAACCGCTGCTTGATGTCAAAATACCCCTGCTTGATCCCGGCGACCTTCTCGGGGTCGAGGATGGTGGCGTTGACCGCTTCCTGGCAGGCGGGACCAAAGACCGCGAGGCCTTGGAGCTGGAAGGCCTCCTCCGCCGTGGTCGCGAGTTCGATGAGGTGTTCCTTGTAGGATTCGGCGTCGGTGCCCTCGGCGTTGCGGCGCTTGACCTCCTTCCAGAACAGCTGCTCGTCGCTCAGGATGACCGCTTCGAGCGCGCCCTGCTTGCAGAAGTAGCAGGTCATCCCCACGCGGCTCTGACCGTGGATCGCGCCGGTCATAAACCGCCCGCAGCCGGGGCACTTGACCCATTCCTTCTGCACGCGCAGCCGCATGGTGGCTTCGGGCTTGGCCGGTTTCCAGCCGTTCACGGTGACGCTGCGGCGGCGGGAAGGCTCAAAGAACCACGGCAGAAAGAGCGGATACCAGTCGGCCAGCTCCGCCATCTTCTCGCAGCGCGTCCAGAGACGGTGGCAGTAGGAGCCCGCCTCCTTGCCGGTGGTTTCGAGGAACCCGAAAGCGCGCGGGGTCTCCTTGAGGGCGTGGCCGAGGTCGCCTTCGATGATCCTGCGGGCGCGCGGCTGGAACCAGTCGGTCAGCTCCGATCCGTGGAGCGCCAGGATCTTGCGGCCCTGGCCGACGCCCGAATACTGCGTAGACCATTGCACGTAGATCTTCGAGTTCATACCGGGCTGGGTGGCGCGCAGGTCTTTGTTTTCCCGGTCGAATACCAAGCCTTCCTTTTCTTCGCGCGAAGCCAGCTCGGGCTTGAGCCACCAGGGCAGGTGGTCGTAGATGTGGAGCATCAGCCCGAACAGATAGGAGGAGTGCGGCTGATCGACCGAGACCACCAGGGCTTCGGTATTGGGAAAGAAGATGGTGGACCATGCGATCATGGCCTCGACCAGTACGGACGCGCCGATCTGGCGGCCCTTGATGATGTAGATCTTCTGCGGGCGGCCCTGCTGCTTGAGGTCGTACCACAGTTGCAGGATCAGGTACTGCGCTTCCCACAGGGTGAGCAGCACGTCCTGGCCGTTATTGTCGGTGATCCAGAAGTAGTTGCGGGCGGCCCAGGTGAAGTCGGACGTGCAGAGTTCCTGCTGCTCGACCACCGCCTCCCACTCGCTTTTGGTCAGCAGCGACAGGCGCTCGTCGTGGCCGAGGAACTGCCAGTCCCGGCGCTCGGTGTACTGGTCGAGGTGGGTGATGAGTTCCTGGACCGCGACTTCGCGTCTCCACATACCGGCCTATTCTTCTTCGTCGGCTTGTTCGGGCTCGGCGCGCTCCGGCGTCGGCTCCGCCGCGTCGATGGTCAGAGTGAGGGCTCCCGGGGCGATGGCGCGCTTCTCCCGGATGTCGGCGAGGCCCCGGGCGATCTGCTCGAAGCTGCGGCGGCGCACACCGGTTTCTGGAGATTCGACGATGGCCGTGCGGGCGTCCACGTTGTTGTTGTTGATGATCGACACCCCGGACTTCGGCTGCACGATGCCCACGGCTTCGAGCGCCATCTTGATGGCCGCGATGTTGTTGCTGTCGAGCGCGTCATAGAGCGAGGAAAGCGCCTTAGTCGATAGCTGAACCGCGACCCCCGCCATCAGTTTGCGTTGGTAGGCACCGGAGGAGAGCGAGGCGGCGCTCACTCTGCGTCTGGACAGACTGGGCGGGAATAGCAGGGGATTAGTGGCGGGTCTGGCGGCGGGGGCGGACTTGCCCTTCGGGGCGCGCGGGTTGATTTCGACGACCGGCGGACGGGGACGCTTGCGGTGGCTCCGCTTGGGCTTGCTGGTATCGGGGGGAGCGATTGTCTCGTCGGCCATTTTATTCCTTGGCGGCGGCTAAGGTGATGGTGCTGGTCGAGGTGGCAGCCGGAGGGGCCTCGCTCGATGGTTCACTCTTCTTGGGGTTGATGCGGAGCCCCAGCGCGCCAGTGAAGAATCCGACCAGACCGGCCATCACCTGGAACATCTGTCCGTCCATCGGGAACCATTTCTCGCTGAGAAACAGGAACGCGACCGAGAGGAACAGGCCGAGGAATAGGAGCAGGACTACGGGCTCCGGGGTCATGCGCTGGAAGAGATTCGGAGATTCTTCCTTTTGGGCCATGGGCTCGCCTTTCTTCCTGGCAGGGACGGGACGAGCGGCTCAACTGGATTGTAGGGTGATTCCGTACGGTTTTGCAACCGGGTGTGTAATTTTAGCGGGTCACGGGCTTACTGAAGTAGACATCCATGCGGTCGCGCAAGCGGCCGACTTCGGATTGCAGGGCGGTCATTCGTTCGTTCAGGACGCCAACCTGCCCGAGCGCCACCTTCTCCATCTCCAGGGAAACGATGCGGCTATCGTGGTCGTTGAGGCGTTGGTATTCGACGCCGCTGAAGAAGATCACCGTGATGATCAACCCGAAGTTGATGTAATGCAAAGGGCTTTTGGATCGCTGCTCCAGGGCGTGCATCAGTTCACGTACCAGCGAGGCCGTGGCGGACTGATGCTGCGGATCTTCGAGTTCTTCCATTAGGGAGACTCCCGCTGCGAAATTGTCGATGGCTTGGTCTGTGGTAATCCGGTCGGATTCCGAGCGAGAGGGGGCAGGGGCCATGCCAATAGCGGGCATTCCGGCCGCCATTGTCTTATAAATCGCATTCGGGCCTGGGCCATGGTTCATTTCGTTGAACTCTCAATCGTTCAACGGTGCGCTTTCGCTCATGCCCTGAATTGTACCAGAGGAGGGGTTATTTCCGGGGGACCGCTCCGGGAGTTCCGTACTGGCGATTGATCTCGACCACCGACTGGTGAACCTGACTCTGCGGGTCGGAGACCTGCTGGTACCCCTTGACCATGCGGATCGTGTCGTTATCCTTCATCCCGGGCGTGTTGGCATTCCAGGAATCGATGGGGGGCTCGCCGATATACCCGGGCTCCATGTGGGCCGGGCGGGGCTTGAACAGGCCGCACAGCTGATCGGCCAGACTGCGGAGGGTTCCGTCGGCGTCGATATTGGCGTCGGCGCAGCTGAACAGGTGGCTCGCGATTCTTCCGAGGCTGATCGAGGGGACACCTTCACCCACGATCGTGCTGTAGTCGATCCCGCCGTGCCCTTCCGATTCCGGGGCGTATTCAATGCGGACCCCATGCGCGCCGTACTGGTTGATTTGCGCGCGAATATTCCGGATCGCGGTGATCTTGACCTCGTCCGGCATCCCGTCCGGGGTGAACCGCACCTTGGCGGGGAAGCGCTTTTCGAGTTCCTTGATCATGGTCTCCGGGGTCCAATATTGGACGGAGTCCTCGCTGGCTGAGGCGGAGGTAGCCTTGGTCACGCGGAGCGCCTGCACCGCCGGTTTGCCGAGGTCCTTCTCTTTCTCGTACTGCTTCTCGGCTTCCGTGAACTCCGGGTCGCCGGGAAGCGCGATCATGCGGCTGGCGGGGACCGGCGGCGGGGCACCGACTTCCTTCTCGGGATCTACGGCTTCAAGCCGGGGCCGGGGAGCGGTGGGGCGCTCGGCTGCCCGCGCGGGCCGCTCACCTTCGGTAATGCGGATGGGGGTTACCCCGTAGCCTCCCTCGGAGTCGTCCATAATGTCTTCGAGTCGGGTGACCAGCCGGTCCGCCAGGATGGAGGCCACGGCCGGATCGAGCGCGGTCTCGCGAACGATCGTCTTGCGGAAAGCCGCTGTCAGTTTGTCGCGTGTTAGATCCATCGTTATACCCCCCGGTAGGTGAGATTCTCACGGGCCATCTTGACCGCCGTCTCCAGTTTGATCTCGGGGTGCCGCTCCATGATCTGCTTGGCGGAGTCGATGATGTCCTGGTTCTCGTCGTTGGGGTTGCCCTCGATGGCGCGGGCGAGGTTCCTCTGCATGGCGAGGTGCCCGGCCAGCATCTCCCCGATCTTGTCGAGCCGGGCCAGGACCTCTTCGCCCTGCTTGGTGACGCTCTCGCCCAGCACCGCGATCTTCGGAGCGGCCTGCGATAGGATCGCCGCCTCATGCCATTCCGTGAGGCGCTTGTTGATGGTATCGCTTAAGTTGTCGGTTGAGGTTACGAGCCCCCTGAATTCATTGCGAATCGCCGCAGTGAGGGACTCGTGGCGCTGTTCCGCGTCCTGAACAATGACCGGACGGGAGAACGCCGACTGTGCGGATGCGCGTAACTCATGTAGCTCCACAAACAGATGACTGCCTTCTTCCCTAGCTTTCTCGGATATTTCCACGAGTTCCTTGAGGAGGCCAGCGGCGCCCCGCAGGAGATCATTCGTGGTGGACGCGAAAGCAGAATACTTCCCGCCATCGGTGAGGGCGACCGGGATCTTCTGAAGCTCGGCGCGGAGGCATTCCTGCTGCTTGCGGCTCTCCTCCCGCATGGCCCCGATGATCAGCTGGACCTCTTCCCGGAAATCGTAGAGTCCCAGCGGCTTCTGGTTCTCCGGGATCTCTGGCCGGGGGCGGTTGATGGACTTAGCAATCCAACGGGATAGCAGGACGCCCGCCGCTCCGATCATCACCATCGCCATGTCGATTAAAAAGTCATGCACTCTTAGCCTCTTTCACAAACCTTCTCTGCACCAGAAAATCGCATCCCTTAGCCACGTACTGCGCGGCCCGCTGCACCGTCACCCCGCCCAGCCGCTCCGCGATCTGCGCCACCGTGGCGCGCCCCTGGAGGAAAGGATGGGCGTGGCGGATGCAAACCGCCAGCCGGTCGCGCTTCCATTGCTTCCACTCGGGAGGAGGGTCGGGGGGTTTTCCCGGCAGCATCACCCACAGACCCTCTTGCAGGTAGAAGCGGATCAGCCGGGGGGTCAGACGCCCTCGCACGAAATCTCGCGCAGCCCCTCGGCTTTGAGTACCAGCTCCTGCTCGTTGATTTCTTTTAGCACTACGTCGTTCTCGAACAGCACCCGACCGACCCGGTTGACAATCTTGAGCCGGACGTTGCTTCCCGTTTTCGCCGCCCACACGTACGCTCCTTTGGGGGAATCAAACAATTTCACCACGTCCTGCTCGTCCACGATCTCGTCGTCCACCCGCTTCTCGATCTCGCGCAGCGCGGCGGCCTTAGTGGGGCGCGGGTCGGCCACTTCCTTGCGCTGCCGCGCCGTGGCGGTCGGCGGGGCCGGGGATTCGCTCTCGCGCTTGCCCGATGCGGCCGTGCCGTTGCTCGCGGGAGCGGAGGGCTTCTTCTTGTCCTGGGGGCGCACGCCGCGCCGGACCTCGTTGACGAACGAGGGGGAGACGCAGATCAGCCTCGCAATCTGGGCGTCAGTGCGGTTGCCGAGCACCGGGTCGAGGACCGCCATCCCGGCGGCCTTGCGCTTGTCCGCGCGGGTCATCGGCAGGCCGTGCTTGATGTTGGATTCAATGGCGCATTCAAGCGCCTGCGAGAGCGACCCGTCGCGGATCTCACACGGCGCGGTTTTCTTGCCGCAGTTGCGGTAGGCGCGGATGCGGTGATGGCCGCTCGATAGCACGTAGAGGGGCTCACCGGCCTTCGCCTCTCTGTTGCGGTAGACGATCAGCGGGTCCATCTGGCCGCATTCCTGGATCACGGTCTCGTATTCGTGGACCCGGTTCAGGTCGATCTTCACCCGCACCTGGATGGCGGCGTTCTCGACGATCTGGTCGAGCGGAACATGCTTCTTTACGGTTTCACTGGCAGGGGACATTAAAAGCCTTTCTTCTTGCGTGGCGCTGGGTGAGTTTGTTGATCCTGGCGGAGTTCAATAAGTTCAGCCTGCATCTCGGTAATCGTTTCATTGGCGCACCGCAGCTCGTTCTCGGTCCTGTTATAAAGCCGGACTAGATCGCGGTATCGCGCGTGGATTCCTGTGTCGTCGTAGTTTCGGTCGGAGCCATTGAAAGTCATCCCGTTAATCCAATCTTGGACAACCGCAGGATACCGCTACTCAATAGAGCGAGTCAAGAGTTTTCGCGCGGGCAAAGAAAAACCGCCGGGGCGAACGGTCCCCGGCGGCAAAAGGAGAAACGGATAACCAGACGGAATCAGTGTAAAGCTAAAGCCGCGCCAGGGTCAAGTCTTTCTGGTCTTGATATTTTCCCTTGCGGTCCAGGTAGGAGGTCGAGCAGAATTCCGACGCCCGCAGGAAGATCACCTGGATGACTCCCTCGTTGGCGTATACTCGGGCTGGGCAGGGGGTGGTGTTCGATAATTCGAGCGTGACCACGCCACGCCATTCCGGTTCGAGCGGGGTCACGTTGGCCACCACCCCGCAGCGGGCATAGGTGCTCTTTCCGAGACATACCGCCAGGATGTCGCGCGGGATATTGAACTCCTCGACCGTCCGTCCCAGGATGAAGCTGTTCGGTGGAATATCGCAATAGTCCCCGGTGTGTTCAATGAAGCACCCGGGATTGAAGTTCTTGGGGTCCACTAGAGCCCCGCGCACGTTGGTAAAAATCTTGAATTCGTTGGCGAGGCGGGCGTCGTATCCGTAGGAGGAGATGCCGTAGGAGATGACGCGGTGGCCGTCCTCCTCGGAGACCTGCGCGGCCTCGTACGGGGTGATCATCCCTTCCATGCACCGGGCGTGAATCTGGAAGTCGGCCAGCATCGCATTGTGAGCGCGGCGCTCCAGCAGGGACGAACACCCCTCCCGGTAAATGCGGTGTTGGCGTTCTAGTTCCAGGAGGCGGCGCTCGGCTTCGCGGCGACGTTCCAGTTCACGGTTGTTCGTTTCAATCAGGCTGCGCTCGCGCGCTTGCCATTCCTGTTCCGTCATTTCCCGGGTTCCTCCATTGTTTGAATTTTCCGATCCAGGTACCAGCGCGCCTTCTTGAGATCTTCGAGTGGGTTCCCTTTGTGGTCGGCGCGGGCCACATATTTCACGACATTCCCGAGGTGAAACCCAAGGCCCCATGCCTCGATAACTTTGATCACCTCGTAGGTTGTATCTCCACCGTAGTGCGCGGGGTGATTGACCGTCTCTCGTCGTTCACTCTGTCGGCGATCTGGCACTGACTCACCTCGACAATTTCAGGTTATCGCACCACTCGATTTTCTTAAGGAGTCGTACTCCGTCTGGCTGATTGGCGACATCCAGGAGGCGGGCGTACGGTTTGACGATATTCACGGTGTGTCCAATCTTGGATAGGGCCGGTTTCCCGGCCCTGTTCCATCTTCACGTTAGGCGGTTGGCGGGGGCGGGGGTGGAGGTTCCGGCGCGGGCGCGGCGGGTTCCGGAGTGCCGCTCGCGGCCTGCTGGGCAGCGGCGGCCTGCTGCTGCGCGGTGGATGGGGCACCGGCAACCACTTCCGGTCCCAGGCGCTGCCTGACGGCCTCGTGGACCGCCTGGGAGAAGTCGCTCTCCAGGGTATCGACCAGCTTGGCGATTTTCCCGTTGAGCTTCTCGGAGATGTTGGCGTTGATCCCGGAATCCTTATCGTTGATGATCCCGTGGATCTCTTGAATTAAGTCTTGAATCATGCGGTGGTGCTTCCTTTCTTGGGGGATGGCTTGGTCTCGACCGGGTCCGTGGCCTGACCGGAGGGGATGCGGTAGTGCATCGTGAGCAGCCCGACCTTGGTGCAGTTCACGTTCTCGCAGAAGTAGGCGCGGGCGGGTGTATTGACGGAGAGTTCCCCGCCGCAGTTGGGGCAGCGGGAGTGCTCGACGAGCGGGTCGTTTGGCTTAGCGATCATGGCGTCCTTTCGTGAATCTATTCCCGCTCGGGCCAGTGCCAGCTGAGCGGCTTCTTGTCGGCCTCGTCCTGCGGGGTGATTTTCACCGGGCGGCTGTAGACCTTCTGCGGGTGGATGACGGTGAGCACCATCTCCTTGCCGTCGTAGTCCCAGTTGACGAAGGCCGGGCGGTGAATGCCTTCGCTCGTTCCGTTCGCCTCGACGTAGTGGACCACGCGCCCGATCGTGAGTTTCTGCGCGGCTAGAGCTTCCGGTTTTTCGGTGGCTTGTTTCTTATCGGCCATCGGTAATTTTTTCTCTCCGCACCGCCGGAATCGGCGGGTGCTTTTTCTGGAAAGAGCGGCGGGCGAGTAGATAGATCGAGCGCGCCGCCGCGATCAACACAAATCCAGCGCAGGCCGAGACCAGCAGCGGGTTGACCAGAGGAACCTCTTCAGGGGTGAGGGGTGTCATTGTTCACCATATTTCTTCTTCAACCGGGCCAGCTCCTGCTCCGCGTTGCGCCGCATCCGCCGCTCCACCTGGAGCGCCGCTTCTTTTTCGGCCACGAGTTTCCGCTCGTCCGCCACCTGGGCGCTGAGCGAAGCTAGCTCGCGCTCCAAATCCGAAATAGAAACCCCGCCCGCCGGTGACATAGTTGCAGATCCTCCCGGTTAAATCCAGGCCTCGGAAACCACCGGCGGCACGCAAGCCGGATCGACGTTGACGTTCGGCGGGGAAGAAACCCCGACCTGCCAGGGGCAGACCCGCTCGATGGGCTGGTGGTAGTCCACGATGAACCGCTGGCATTGTTCCGTATACTTCACGTCGGCAGACCGTAAGGTGTCGGTCTCGCCAAAAATCCAGGTGCTCGGGGGAATCCCGACTGCCGCCAGACCGGCTTGAATCCCCTTCAGCAGATTGTAAAATGAGTCGCCTTCGTTGGTATAGGGATGCGGAACCAGATACATCGGTACGTTCCCTTGGAAGGCATCCGCCACATCCGCGTAATTTGCCGACGGGATAAAGCTCATGGTCACATCCCAGACCGGCGCGCCGCCCGGATAAAACTCCGTGGTGGCATCGTCCCACAGGCGCTTGGTGTACGCGGCGCTATAGGGGCCATTGAACTCCGTGCAGGCGTCGATCAGGAACGGGAGCCGGATCTGCCGTAAAAAATTCCAGAGCCGGAAAATGAAGTTCCAGTTGTGCTGATATCGGCCCTCATTAAAAACGGGCCACTTTCGGAAGTCATTCGGGCCGTAAAACTGCGGGGCGATCTGGACAAAGTTGAAACCCTTGCTCTTGATCCGGCGGAGGAGGAGTTCGAGGTTCTGCTCCATCTGGGGGGTCAATGCGCCATCGCGCCAATCTATGAACTCGTCCGACATGCCCAG